CTAGGGCGGCAGGAGGGCTACCACGGGCCTTTCTTAGTGAGGGCCGAGGGTTGGCAAGGGTTGCCGGAGGAGGGCGCAGGAGGGCCCTTCATGACGCTTGACAGCGTGTGTGGGCGTGGGCTATCTGTTCGTTTGCTCCGCTTACGCTACGCTTCACTCACGGCCTTGTGTACCTTAGGGACTTCCTTATCGTGTACCTTGGGACAGTCTTAGTAACTACCTTAGTCACTTCCTTAGTAGCTTCCTTAGTGAGTAGCTTAGTGGCTATCTATTGCTGTCTTAGTGTTACCTTAGTGATTGCATAGCTACGCTATAAGATGCGAATAGGTCGCGGTCGGTAGACCGCTAAAGAAAGAGAAGAATAATAAGATGCAGTAGGAGGAACACCAGAACACAGGCCAACCCAACCTATCCTAGCCTTGTATCTATTGCTTTTCCTTGGTCCAACACGTTAGACAACCTATCTTATTCTTAGTGAGGTAACTTAGTGTTGACAAGGTAGGTTTAGTGTAATACTATGCATCACGTAGGCGGTGCTGAGGCACCTAGTAGCCAGCTAGTAAGGCATACGAAGAGACTAGCGCTTACATGAAGTAACAAAGGTATTGACAAGCTAACCGAGCTAGCATAAGATACCTACCAAGCCGAGAGAACTAGCAGGCTCAAGGCGGTATAAACGGGAGAATTAGCGGTTAAGCCTAGCTAAAGGCTATAGTCCGTCAGGGCTTGAGTAAGGGGCCAGTTAATACCTTCTACCTATGGTGACAAAGTTTATACCAATGCTCTTTAACAATTTGCTTAGTGTAACCTATGTAAGCCGTGGTTAATTACTTATTGAATGAGGAATTAACTATGACAAGACTGTACAAAGATGATTCAAGCGGCGCTTATTACACACTTTGCGGGAGGACTTTAATACTTCTCAATGGTGCAACAGGTAGACGTCTTATCTCTTATCTTGCTACACATAGAGCATGTATACATAGTGGGTTGCAGCTAGTTGGTAATAACTTTAAGAGGAAGCAACTATGATGACCTTGAACCGTAGAGAAGCTAGCGCGGTCTTTACTATGTTATGTTGGATGATACGTAACAACGAAATGATGACCGATGACGAGCTAGCGCTTTACCATCGCTTTCGTAATGAGGGCTGGGAAGATACAGTGAACAATGTGCGCGACATACTGAAGGAGATAATCCATGTTTAAGCACACGATATACACGCAATGCTGCAATTCAGTAGGCATTATGCGTTGGTGGGATGAGTCTAGTGTTAAGTGCTACAATTTGAATGATGATAGCACTATGTATGAGGTTACTCTCATTAAAAGATATAACCACGACACGCTGTTATGGATTCTATCTGAATGGAAACTAGCCTATGAAGATGTGATTACAGAAGAAATTTAAATTAACTATTGACAACCACGGCTTACATAGGTTACATTAAGCATCAAGAAGTAAAGTTCTTTAACAAATCAGGTGAACTAAGTCGGATAGGTTAACGCATAGGAGGCTTGCGAGTATCCTAGAAGGTAACCTAACTAACTAAGAGGATTTAATTATGTCTAACATGACTTACGCTAACGTTTATAACCACGCTTACTCCTTGCTGGGTGAGTACATTCGGTACGAAGATGTACGTGATTATGATGAAGCGACTGATAGGATTCATGAGGCTGCGGCTATTGCGGTTCCAGTCTATTACAACGATATTTTCTCAGTGATGGCTAGTGATGGAATCGATCATGAGTTCGAAGATTCAGGCTTAATACCAGACACTAAGGATGTAACACGCATCTTACAAGCTCGCATCTATGAGCAACTAACTCTCGACCTGTATGAAGTGGTAGAAGACTTGCTTAATGAATATCTTGAAGAAGTAGAAGCTGAAGAAGACGAGGAGGAGGAATAAATGTTTGCTGGTAAGCTTTATAACTTCATGTTCTCCGATGGTATCATGCTGAAATGCTCTCTTGCTTTCGCTAAAATGCGAGAGGAGACACTTGGAACTACATATACACTAATTATGTGACACTATAAGAGGCTTAACAGGTCATCCTTGCGAGGGTGACCGATTAAACCAACTTAAAGAGGTGTAAACATGAAAACTTTGATTAATGTGCTGGCTTGCTTCCTACTTGGTTCTATCATCTTGCTTGCTAGTGCTGGCGTTAAGATTGAATCTCATCATTATGACTTTGGAACTTGCAAACATTTGATGGTAGGCGGCGCAATGTGGCATACATGGTATGAGTGATTAGCCTATAGCTCATTTAGTGGGCTATGTGATATTCACTTAACTAACTAAGGTAAGCAATTATGACTACTGAAAACACTGTTGTATCCGTCCGTGAAGCTGCAACTGCTGAAATCAAGGTACACTTAGATACAATTGGCACCGCCTATCTGAAAGTTGGTTCCCTCTTGAATGAACTACGCGGTGACTTTGAGAATCAACGTGACTTTCTGTCTTATGTAGAAGCTGAATTCAGCATTAAGAAGGCACAATGCTATAACCTGATGAATGTAGCGCGTTGCTTTGATGGTGATGAGCGCTTCAAAGGTGTAGCGATGCGCGTCATGCTGGCCCTTGTTCCTTTCGCTGACGAGGCCGGGATTATGGATAAGGCCGCAGAACTGGCCGCAGATGGCAAGCTGGATACTAAGGCCGTAAATACGCTTGTAAGCCCTTCTAAGCCGTCGAAGCCGGAAGCCAAGCAATCACAGCCTGAAGAGACGAAAGCTAACGAGAGCGCCGCGCAGGAGGCGCAGGAGCCGCAAAGTGTACCACAGGAAGACACTTCTATTACTGTCGACGACTCCGCACCGTGGGATGAAACGGAGGAAACGCCGAAGGCACCGGAAGCCAAGGCCGCTCCTGTAGAGAATCAAGCCACTGCCGAAAATGCAGCTATGGCGGGCCTGCTCTCTCAGATTAAGGCGCTCACTGAGCAATTACAAGCGGCAAATGACCGCATCGCAGAATTGACCAGCACACGCGAGACTAAGAAGGCCTCCGCGCCTATGTTGCCTCAGTTCAAATCTAAGTGCTTCTACGCTCGCTTAGGTCTGAGCGCGGAGGAAGCGGAGAAGAAAACCGCAGTTAACAAGGCTAAACGTGAACTTGTTAAGCTTGGTTATGGTGAAGGTCATGAAGCATGGGATCTGATTCAAGAGGCTGTTACCGCACTGATTGAGAAATAATAGTTGACTTATAGAGCGTCATTAAGTAAGATGGCGCTCAATTAAGTTATCTAGCACTTAACGGAGTAAACAAGATGCAAGATTTACACGCTATCCAGCTTCAATTAGAAGAAGAGATGTTTAATGGTGGCATTCGCCGCTTCGAAGCAGACCAACAACGCCAGATTGCAGCAGGTAGCGAGAGTGATACAGCATGGAACCGCCGCCTGTTGTCCGAACTGATTGCACCTATGGCTGAAGGTATTCAGGCTTATAAAGAGGAGTACGAAGGCAAGAAAGGTCGTGCGCCTCGTGCATTGGCATTCTTACAGTGTGTAGAAAATGAAGTTGCAGCATACATCACTATGAAAGTAGTTATGGATATGCTGAATACTGATGTTACTCTTCAGGCTATTGCCATGAGTGTGGCGGAACGCATCGAAGACCAAGTGCGCTTTTCTAAGCTAGAAGGTCACGCCGCTAAATACTTTGAGAAGGTTAAGAAGTCACTCAAGGCTAGCCGTACTAAGTCCTATCGTCACGCGCACAACGTAGCTGTAGTGGCTGAAAAGTCAGTAGCAGAAAAGGACGCTGACTTTGACCGTTGGGAGGCATGGCCCAAAGAGACTCAATTGCAGATTGGTACTACCTTGCTTGAAATCTTAGAAGGTAGCGTATTCTATAACGGTGAACCTGTATTTATGCGTGCTATGCGCACTTATGGCGGCAAGACTATTTACTACTTACAGACTTCGGAAAGTGTAGGGCAGTGGATTAGCGCGTTCAAAGAGCACGTAGCGCAATTAAGCCCAGCTTATGCTCCTTGCGTAGTCCCTCCTCGTCCTTGGAAAACTCCATTTAATGGTGGCTTTCATACTGAGAAGGTAGCTAGTCGTATCCGTCTTGTAAAAGGCAATCGTGAGCATGTGCGCAAGTTAACACAAAAGCAAATGCCAAAGGTTTATAAGGCTATCAATGCCTTGCAGAATACTCAATGGCAAATCAACAAGGGTGTATTAGCGGTGATTGAAGAGGTAGTCCGCTTAGATCTTGGTTATGGTGTACCTTCATTCAAACCATTGATTGATAAGGAGAACAAGCCAGCCAATCCGGTTCCTGTTGAATTCCAGCACCTGCGCGGCCGTGAATTGAAAGAGATGCTGTCGCCGGAGCAGTGGCAACAATTCATCAACTGGAAAGGTGAATGTGCCCGTCTGTACACCGCAGAAACTAAGCGCGGTTCTAAGTCCGCAGCCGTTGTCCGCATGGTAGGACAGGCCCGCAAGTACAGCGCCTTTGAATCCATTTACTTCGTGTACGCAATGGATAGCCGCAGCCGTGTATATGCGCAGTCTAGCACGCTCTCTCCGCAGTCTAACGACTTAGGCAAGGCATTACTCCGCTTTACCGAAGGACGACCTGTAGACAGCGTAGAAGCGCTTAAATGGTTCTGCATTAATGGCGCTAACCTTTGGGGATGGGACAAGAAAACTTTTGACGTACGAGTGTCTAACGTGTTGGATGAAGAGTTTCAGGATATGTGCCGCGATATCGCCGCAGACCCGCTCACGTTCACTCAATGGGCGAAGGCCGACGCGCCTTATGAATTCCTGGCTTGGTGTTTTGAGTATGCTCAATACCTTGATTTGGTAGAAGAAGGAAGGGCCGACGAGTTCCGCACACACTTACCTGTACATCAGGACGGTTCCTGTTCCGGCATTCAGCACTACAGCGCTATGCTCCGTGACGAGGTAGGGGCCAAAGCTGTTAACCTGAAGCCGTCCGATGCGCCGCAGGACATTTACGGGTCGGTAGCGCAGGTGGTTATCAAGAAGAATGCATTATACATGGATGCCGACGATGCAACCACGTTTACTTCCGGTAGCGTCACGATGTCCGGTACAGAATTGCGAGCAATGGCTAGCGCATGGGATAGCATTGGTATTACCCGTAGCTTAACCAAAAAGCCTGTGATGACCTTGCCTTATGGTTCTACTCGCTTAACTTGCCGTGAATCTGTGATTGACTACATCGTAGACTTAGAAGAGAAAGAGGCACAGAAGGCAGTAGCAGAAGGGCGGACGGCAAACAAGGTACACCCTTTTGAGGATGACCGTCAAGACTACTTGACTCCGGGCGCAGCCTATAACTACATGACGGCTTTAATCTGGCCTTCTATTTCTGAAGTAGTTAAGGCACCGATTGTAGCAATGAAGATGATACGCCAGCTTGCACGCTTTGCAGCGAAGCGCAATGAAGGGCTGATGTACACCCTGCCTACTGGCTTCATCTTAGAACAGAAGATTATGGCAACCGAGATGCTACGTGTGCGCACCTGTCTGATGGGTGATATCAAGATGTCCCTTCAGGTTGAAACGGATGTGGTTGATGAGGCCGCTATGATGGGAGCAGCAGCACCTAATTTCGTACACGGTCATGACGCAAGTCACCTTATCCTTACCGTATGTGAATTGGTAGATAAGGGCGTAACTAGTATCGCTGTAATCCACGACTCTTTTGGTACTCATGCAGACAACACCGCTAAACTGCGTCATGCACTGAAATCAGAAATGGTTGGCATGTACTCCGAAGGGAACGCCTTGCAGAAGTTGCTAGATGAGCACGAAGACCGCTGGCGGGTTGATACTGGCATCGAAGTACCAGAGCAAGGTAGCTTTGACCTGAACGAAATCATGGATAGTGACTACTGTTTTGCTTAAGAAATAATCATGGGAGGCTCCGGCCTCCCTTTTCTTTTGCCTATTACCTGTAACATTTCATTAACAAGTCCAACGTGTTGGACAAGATGCGGAATTAGGAGACACTATAGGACTACCCGTCGGAGACGGAAAGTAATAGGTAGTAATAGGAAGTAGTAGGTAATAAAGGTTGTATAGGTAACACTAGGTTACTTCCTATTACTTCCTTTTCCTTATACATAAAGGGAGGACCTAGGTTGTCCAACGTGTTGGAATATTTAGGTGACACTATTGAACAATACTAACTCAATGGAGATTCAATATGCGTAACTTCGAGAAAACCCGTAAAGCTAACCGTTTCGACATGGAAGAAGGGCAGAAGAAAGGCAAGAAGTTGAACAAACCTGTCCGTGACCGTGCATCTAAACGCGCAGCGTGGGAGTGCTAAGTTATGGAATTGTGGCGCAGTATAGAAGGCCATGAAGGCTATGAGGTATCTAGCCTAGGTCGAGTGCGAAGCAATAAGGGCATCCTTAAGGAGTTTATTCAAGATAATGGATATGCTGCCGTAATGTTAGGTGCTGGCGTGCGTAAGCTGGTACATCGCTTAGTGGCTTCAGCCTTTATAGCTAATCCAGAAGGGAAGCCAGAGGTTAATCATAAAGACCACGTGCGTCATCATAATATGGCAATTAACCTTGAATGGGTTACACGACAAGAGAATATAGACCACTCAAACAACATTACGACCTTCCGTTTAAGAAACGAAATAACAGGTGAAGTTGTAGAAGGGCGTAACTTGGCAGCCTTCGCCAAAGAGCGAGGGTTACTTTATCCTAATCTCAATAAAGTAAATACAGGTGTGCGTCGTTCGCACAAAGGATGGATAAAAGCATGAGCATTATTCAGAATGTAGGTTGTCCTGAGTGCATGAAGAACAACCACGATAAATCGCAAAACCACTTGATGATTTTCTCAGATGGGGCGGGCTACTGTAATCGTGCACACTTCCATGATAATGGCAGACCATACTATCACAAGCCAGAAGGTGGCATCGAGATAACCGAGTTACCTATTACTGGCAACATCAAATATACACCTTCTCAATTCAAAGAGATGGAGAAGGAAGGGAAGATAAGCGACCCTAAATTACGTGCCATCGCCCTTGGTGGTATGCGTATGAAGGACCGCTGGGAGGTGATGAATGAGGAAGAAAGGGCGGAACAAGAAGCCGAATGGCAGCTTGACGTCGAGTGGTTCCTTGAACTTAAAAGGAAGAACCTTGTATCACGACACATTCGCGGAGACATTTGCGCCCTCTATGATGTCCGAGTCGGTCATGATGGAGAAGGCAAGGTTAACAGGCATTACTACCCTCGCTTCGAAGGTGGCAAACTTGTAGGCGCTAAGTGCCGGACGCTACCTAAAGACTTTAAGTTTGGACACCTAGGTAAATTGTTCGGCAACCAAGACATGTTCGGCATGAACACAATGTCTAACGTGTTGGACAAGGGACGCCGTAAAGATACCCTGCTCATAGTAGGTGGTGAACTGGATGCCTTGGCAGCACAACAGATGCTTCTGGATTCTGCCAAAGGCACGAAGTGGGAAGGCCAGCCTTATCATGTGTGGTCTATCAACAAGGGCGAGGCTTGCCTTGAAGAGATCGTGCAGAACCGCGAGCATATCTCACAGTTTAAGAAGATTATGTGGGGCTTCGACGGCGATGAGGTAGGGCAGAAGCTGAACCAACAAGCGGCCCGCCTATTCCCCGGTAAGTCTTATATCCTTGAGTACCCTGCTGGCTGCAAGGACGCTAACAAGGCGCTTATGGCTGGCAAATCTAAGGAGTTCGTCGATGCATGGTTCAATGCCAAGTCGTCAGATGAGGTCTTCGGTAGCCAGATTAAATCCATCGCATCTCAAAGGGATAAGCTGAAGGCTGCACGACCGGAACCGGGATTGTCTTGGCCTTGGCCTAAGCTGAACAAGATAACCCTTGGCATCCGTAAGCATCAGCTAATCATCGTCGGCGCTGGTTCTGGTGTAGGTAAGACGGAGTTCCTCCGCGAAGTAGTGAAGCATCTCATTGAAGAACACGGTGAATCTGTCGGTATTATCTCTACGGAAGACCCGATGGTTAAGGTCTCCCGCGCATTCATTGGTAAGTGGATAGATAAGCGTATTGAACTACCTCCAACCAATGACCCAAGGGAAGATGGCTACCGTGAGGTATTCGACTACACGGAGGAAGAGGCCAACGCTGCTATCGACTACGTTGCTGACACTGGTAAGCTGTTCGTGGCTGACCTTGAAGGTGACTATTCAATGGAGAAGGTAGAGCAGACTTGCCTTGAGTTCGAGGCAATGGGTATTTCCAACATCATCATTGATAACTTAACAGGAATTAAATTAGATGAACGAAATTTTGGTGGTAAAGTTGGTGCGCTGGATGAGTGCGTCAAAAGAATCGGCACTATCAAAGACCGACATCCGGTTACTATTTTCCTTGTCTCGCACCTTACACGTCCTTCAGGACAACGTACCTCACACGAAGAAGGTGGCGAGGTTATCCTTTCTGACTTCCGAGGCTCAGGCGCTATCGGATTCTGGGCTTCTTACGCCTTGGGGATTGAGCGTAACACAAGAGCTGAAACGCTGGATGAAAGGACTACCACGTACATCTCATGCGTCAAAGACCGAGACCAAGGAATTTTCTCCGGCACACGTATCATGCTCAAAGGTGATGTCGCAACCGGACGCCTACGTGAACCTGAATCTAGAACGCGAACCTTCGACACTGGAGTACCTAAAGAACAAGTTGTTCCAGAAGAAGGGGAGGTAACAGGTGCTGACGAAACTCAGGAGTTTTGAGGCAGCAGGTTATGCCGTCAAGGAGGACGGCACTATCATAAGCCCTAAAGGTATCGTGAGAAAGCCAACGCCTTTGGGTAAGAAGGTGAAGTACCTGTACATATCTTGGAGAGATAAGGTTAGCAAGAGGACAGTGACGGAGACAATTCATAGACTAGTGGCTTGCAAGTACATCCCTAACCCTCATGGCCTACCTGAAGTTCACCACAAAGACTTTGACCCTTTCAATTGCAGTAAGTACAATCTTGAATGGACTGATGGAAAGACCAATTGCGAATATAGCTATGCTCGTGTTGAAGCAGCGCTGGCTAGACATGCAACATTGATATCACCTGAAGGCATTAGGTTTGATGTATTTAACGTCCGTAAGTTCTGCCGTGAGCACAACCTTAATCCACCTAGCATATTTGAAGTGCTTAGTGGTAAGCGTAAGTCACATAAAGGTTGGACTATTTAGGTGACACTATAGGTGAGCGCAAGGGCTTTACCTTTGAGCGCGGTCATGTTACATTTTTAACCCTATCGTTACGGAGGAAACCTATGTCACGCAATGAAAGCAAGCACAGCCTGAAGTTCCTTGAGCAGCATGAAGACCTTGCAGCAAAGGTAACTAACCAAGCATTCCTGTTTGCACAACTCACGCTGGCTGAGGCTAAGAAGAATAGCCTTACTCGTGAACAGATTATCAAAGAAGGAACCAAGCGCAGTTAATAAGTCGTGGCTTGTCTAACATGTTGGACAGGTCACTATCATATTAATTGGAGGAATTACTGTATGATTAATTACGATTCTGATTGGGATTACGAAGATTCATTACAGCCTGAACCGGAGACACCAGACTACAAGTTTGAAACGGAGGCAATGTATGAAAACTATTGATTGGGTGAAGGAAGCAGAAGGCCGTATCCTAGTGATGGATGCGGAAGCCAAGGGCTTACTTGATGCAATCAGGTATGGCAAAGGTAATGAGGATGTGCATATCATTTGTTGCATGGATTTGCTTACCACTGAAGAGTTCTTATTCTTCAATCCATACGACCGCCGTGACCCTAACGCAAGGGAGCACCTGAAGGAGTGGGATGGTCATCAGGACGGTGACCTTGAAGATGGTGTGCGATTTCTCAAGCACTGCGAAGCCATCGTGTCACAGAACTTCCTTGGATATGACGGCTTGCTTTTTGAGAAGGCATTCCCAGATATCTGGAAGGGCTATAACTACACGGAGAAGCGCGGCAAAGGCCGTCTGCGGGCCGATCTGTGCCCGGTTAAGGTAATGGATACCCTCGTCATGTCGAGGCTCCTGAACCCGGATAGGCGCCTTCCTCCGCAGGCATACGCTAAGGGTATGGGTAACGTTGCGCCTCACTCTATCGAGGCACACGGTATCCGTATCGGTCGCTATAAGCCTGAGAACGAAGACTGGTCTAAGCTGACAGACCACATGGTTCACCGTGTACGCGAAGACGTAGCGATTGGTCGTGACCTGTTCCTGTGGCTATATAATGGCGAGTGGATGGAGCACAAGCGGCGTGGCGTCAATCCACGGACTGGCCTAGGTATTGAGACGGCCTTCCACATGGAATCTATTGTAGCACTGGAGATGTCCCGCCAAGCGGAGCGTGGCTTCCGTCTGGATATCGACAAGGCACTGGCACGATGCCAGGAACTTGACCAGAAGATCGACGAGACTGTTGCAGCTTTCCGGCCTCACATGCCAATGCGCATCAAGTCTAAGCCTTTCAAACCTCAAGAGAAACAGGAGCAAGTAGATGCGGCAAACTCATTTAGTTTACAGAATCAGATTGGCGTTACACTTGGAGCCGATGCTTTCATTCATGCCGAGCGGCGTTCCGATAGGAAGACTGTATGGTCAGTCACTACTAAGTCAGGTGATTGGTCAGCTACTGTCAAGAAAGACTTCCCTCACATCCGAGGAAACATTAATGATACTCCGAGCATTAAGCACATCGGCCCATATACACCTGTCGCCTTCGAAGATATCCCGCTTGGTAACCGAGATACCGTTAAGCAGGTTCTATATGACTTTGGGTGGCGGGGTGTCGAATTCAACGATACTGAACAATCATACTTGGATGAGAATGGGGTACTACCTAAACCTTGGAGTGGAAAGATAAATGAGAAATCCCTTACTCTATGGCAGGAAAGGGCTGCACGTGAAGGTAAGTCAGTCCCTGATTGGTGCTTGGGTATCGCTGCATGGTACATACTCGTATCCCGTCGTGGTCAGATCCTCAACCGTGGTGATGTTGAAACTTTCGATGCAACGGGGCGTTGGCCCTCGCAAGCTGGTGTACGAAAGTGTCGCGGCCTTGTACCTGTAGCCTTTAACAAGGAGCTAGGCATCAATGCACAGACGTACTACGAAACGTATGGCTGCTGGCCTACGTCCGATAAGGATGATGGAGAGTGGCGTGTTCCCGCTGTTGCTATTTCTATTGGCACTTCTACGTTCCGTATGCGTCACAGGAATGTGGTTAACATCCCCGCTCGTGGCCTTTACCCTCTTCGTGATTTATTCATAGCTGGTAAAGGGAAGATGATTCTTGGTTGTGACGGTGCAGGTTTAGAGTTGCGAGTGTTATCGCACTTCATGAACGACCCTGAATACCAAGAGATTGTACTACATGGTGACATTCATACACATAACCAGCTCAAGGCTGGCCTACCTAAGCGTGACATGGCGAAGACCTTTATCTACGCATTCCTGTACGGCTCAGGTATTGCCAACCTTGCTGCTGTGTGTGGTGTTACTGAGGATGAGATGAAGGAAGTTGTGGCACGTTTTGAGATAGAACTACCTTCATTGGCAAGACTGCGTGAGAATGTTATTGCAGCAGGGAATCGCTATGGATACCTACAAGCGCCTGACGGGCACTGGGGGCGCATCCGCATGAGCGGTGGTGAACTTAAAGAACACACCATGCTCAACGTGTTACTTCAGATGACTGGCTCCTTGTGTATGAAATATGCACTGGTGAAGGCATTTGCAGTCATGCGCCGCGAAGGTGTGGCCTTGGATGACATGGGGGATCCCTGTGGTGTGGCTAACGTACACGATGAAATCCAGATGGAAGTACCAGAAGAGGAGGTATTATACCTTGACTATGAATTGCCTTTCACGTTGGAAGGTTTCGAATCTGAGAAGCAAGCCATCAAAGCAGTGTTCGACCCTGAAGAAAAACGTGTACATGTGGACTCAGAAGGGCGTATGTGGTCTGCTGCTAACTTGGTTGAAGTGGATGCTACTGCTGGTGTGCTGCGTTGTCAGCGTCGCTACCACAGGGCTGGTCATATTATCGCTGACGCCATGACATGGGCTGGCAAGTATCTGAATATGCGCTGCCCTATGGCAGGCGAATTTAAGATAGGCCGTTCATGGGCGGAAACGCACTGAGTTATACTCAAGGTCACTTACGAGTGGCCTTATGAATAACTTACTACCTCTTATTTTGTCTAACATGATTTAGGGGACACTATAGAAGGAAGGCCTAGGTAATCTAGGTTGTTAAGGTAATAGAGGTAATTAGGTAAATATAGGAGAATAAATATGTCTATGGTAACTATCCTTGTAGCAATGTCTCAGTACCTGCGTAGCCTGTCTGTTCGTATGAAGAACAAGGCTATCAAAGCAATCAAAGACCGCATCGCTGCGGTTGAGGCGGAACAGGTAGAACTGGAAGAAAGCCGAAGCAATCGCATGGTTGATTGCCACAAGCGCTACTATGCATCTTATGAAGACCTTCGTGCTCGCCACGCCAAAGAGGTGGCTGAGTTACTGGAGCGTCATGAGACCGAGCAGCTTAATCTGAAGGCAGACTTCGAAGATAACAAGCGCACTATTGCACTTACCTCTCAGGCTGCATCTAATGAACTGAAGCGTGAGCTGGCAATGCTGGGAACTGAACTGGATAACTTGACTAAGTGAGGGTTAACATGACTAAGGAACTGAATACCAAGATTGAAGTTATCTTCAAGCGCAGTCTATCTGATATCTTAGGTGGTACTCCTCGTGTAGCCGAGTTTGAAGGTATGCTGCACTATGGGATTACGAAGGAAGGTGCGCTGTATATTGGGTGGCGTAACCGTAGATACGTCTACCCTGCTCATCGCATTAAGCGTATTAAAATCACCGAGTAATTAGGTGACACTATAGAACAATAGGTCGATTGGGTTCGGCCTATGATTGTATCGTGTAACCAAAAAAAAAAAAGGAGGAATTAATTAATGGCTCGTAACTTTGATTTTGGTGCTGAAGTTGCTCAGGCTACTGGTGGAGTGTTCAAGAACCCAGATGTGGGAGACCACGAAGCTGTTATCTCAGGCATCATCCATGTTGGATCATTTCAGGATATCTTCAAGAAAGGTAACACCACGGAAGTGAAGAAGCCAGCTAACTTTGTTCTGGTAAAGGTTGTGCTGATGGGTGACGATGACAAGAACGAGGATGGTTCTCGTATGGAACAGTGGATGGCTGTGCCGCTCAAGTCTGGTGACAAGGCGACGCTGACCAAGTTCCTGAATGCAGTTGACCCTAAAGAATTACTAGGTGGTTTCGATGACTTCATCGGCGAGTGCATGACTGTGAGCATGGTTGGCGATGAGAAAGGTGGCAAGAATGATGACGGCACCTTCAAGTACGTTAACTGGAAAGGCTTCGGTGGTATGCCGGATAAATTGAAGAAGCTGGTACTGGCTCAGGTTGAAGAGGAAGGTCTGGAAATGACTGGTCACATTACCTTCGACAAGCTGACCAAAGATATCATTGACTCTATCCCTGCACACCTTGTACGTCAGTATCTGCTGAACGAGACGCCGCGTGGTAAGAACTTGTCAGTAGCTGGTTCTCATGTAGAGACTATCATTGCCGAAGCACGCGCCGCAGACCCTGAGTGGAAGAAGGCTAAGAAGAAAGACAATGATGCCACACCTGAAGACCGCAAGCCGCTGGACACTGGTGCTGCTGTTCCGCAGGAAGTACCGGAAGCGCTTCCGGTACCTGTTATGGATGAAGATGCTGAGTATTAATTAATCAAGGAGGTTTAATGAAAGTAGAAGCAGTAACCCTACACTTCAAGCCCGGCGTAACGTCGCTGGGCGGCACACAGTTCATTTCTTTTAGCGAGGGCAAGGCTTACCAAGACCTGCACTATATCACCCGTGAAGGGCAGCACGTCGTGAATTACAGCGACCCTGTGACAGGCAAACGCCACGGCATCGGCTTCCCTATGACGGACATCCGTCAGACCAACACGATTCTGTAAGTCTAACGCGTTGGACAAATCGGTGTCCTCTTATTTAGGGGACACTATAGAAGAGAGAATTTTAATCGGCGATAATGCCACCATTAACAGAAGGAGAATTTAAATATGTTCACTATCGAAACTATCGTAAACCGTGTTGTTAAAGGCGCTACCCTGGTATCCGTTGAGTCTTTCATTATCGTCGATGAAGCTGGCTCGCTGGTAGCTGGTACTAAGGCTTATGATACCCGTGAAGAAGCTCAGGCTAAGATTGACAGCATGGGTAACTTTGCTACTGGTCTTGAATTTGCTCGTGCTTGCTTCCCTGAGCAGGCTGACAAAGCACAGATTGGTAAGGCTAACATTGTAGCTGAATATCTGGATTGGATTGCTGCTGGTAAGCCAGTGAAAGAAGTTAAGGCTGCCGAAGAAGATGAAGCTCCGGCAGTAGAAGAGGCTGCACCGGAAGTACCGGTAAGCGAAGAAGAAGAGTTCTAATTAACATGCCCTGTCTGCCTTAGTGTAGGCAGGGTCTTTTGCGTAATAGTTATTGGAGAATGAATTATGCCGACTATTGAATCTCGAATTACAATGGACATTAGCTACAATGCAATCACCAGACAATACATTGGGGTGGCCTATGATTACAAAACTGGTGAGAAGCTAGTGGAGGTAAGACAGTGGGATGACTATTGGTTAAGACAGAACCTCCACGATGCGGTGTCCTCCTTCTTGAAGGAGTGGCCTACATGCGACCAAACTTCAACTTCGGAGCTACAGTATCGGAAGACAATAATCTCATCCTGTGGCCGACTGAAGGTAAGAGAATCGCTCTCATAGATGGAGATATGATTCCATACATCATTGGTTATACTATCAATGAGATGACACTTGTCCGAGCGATGACCCGCGTTAAGTCAGGGCAAGTAGAGCGCATCGAAGATACACCTGAGTGTAAGCAAGCTTGCGACCGTGTAAACTCTATGCTTAACTCTTGGGTGTATGGTGCTGAATGTGATGCCGCACGCATCTTCCTCACCAAGTCGGATACTAACTTCCGCCTACGCTTGGCTTTCACGAAACCCTACAAAGGTACACGAAAGGCAGACAAGCCTCCTTTCTTCTATGAGATGCGACAACACCTGATAAGTGTGCATGGTGCAGAACTGGCAGATGGGGAGGAAGCAGATGACTTGATGAGTATCGCACAATGGGATAGCCACAACCGATTCTTGCAAGAAGTAGGTAACGAGTTCTCAATAGGAAGCCCTGAGCATAAGGTGTTCTCCGATACCGTTATTGTATCTGCGGATAAAGACCTGATGATAGTACCGGGGTGGCACTTGCAGCCGGGAAGTGAAATGAAGTGGGTTAAACCTATAGGTTGGCTTGACCTTCGTCGTAAGAATAACGGGCAGGTCAAAGACCTTAAAGGTGCAGGACTAAAGTTCTTCTATGCACAAATGATTATAGGTGACGACATAGATAACTATGCAGGCATCCCCGGACGTGGTGCCAAGTACGCTTATGACCTTCTTGATAGTTGCAAGACTGAAAAGGAACTCTATATGGCTGTGCTTGGTGCCTACAAGTCTAAGTTTGGGGAAGGGCCAGTCAAGCTCAAGAACCATAGAGGAACCTACCGCATCGGCAAGGCTTTTGATCTGATGTTAGAATGTGGTCGCTTGGCTCATATGGCACAATTCAAAGGTGACATCTGGCGTGCGGATAAGAATCCAATTGTGTGGGGAGATGATGATTCATGGCAATCAGATTGAAGGCTTCGGAGGTAGCTGACTACAAGAAAGAGCTGCTAGAGAAGCAGAAATGGAAGTGCCCTTTATGTGGTGGCAGCCTCAAGGCTGTCACTGCAATTAACCGTGTACTTGACCACGACCATGAGACAGGCTTCTGTCGTGCAGTGGTTTGTCGTGGTTGCAATGGTGCGGAGGGTAAGATCTTAGGTGTTATTTCTGGTTATGGTAAGGCAGGTAACAATCGCTACTTCCAACTGAAGTGGCTGGAGAACTTGTATACATACTGGAAGTTACATCAAACACCTCAGACGGATAAGTTATATCATAAGCATAAGACTGAGGCGGAGAAGCGCGAGGCTCGCAATCGCAAGGCTCGCTTGGCATACGCAAGAAAGAAGGAGGGTAAAGTTGGGTAAGCTACGCTCACTATATAAAGACTCCGAGGTACTTGATGCAATAGAGCAGGCTACCGACGAGAAAGGTAATGTTAATTATAACGAGATGGCTAAGGTATTGTCTGCTCATCCGGTCGGTAAGAAGATTACACGACAGCTTGCTCGTTACTGGCATGGTCAATTCATGCATACCAAGAAGAACGGTGACTACTACCAGACTCTTTCTCAGGAGGATAAGCGACTCAAAGAAGCACGTAAGCTCAGGACTCCTGACCGCTATGAGGATCTGGCTATTGTACCATTGCCTGACTCGCCTCATAGAAGTGTACTGGTAATCCCTGACACTCATGCACCTTATGAACACCCAGACACCTTGGAGTTCTTGGCAGCAGTGGCGGCACGCTTCCGTCCTGATACGGTGGTCCACTTAGGTGATGAGGCAGACAAACATGCCCTGTCATTCCACGATAGTGACCCTAACCTTGACTCCGCTGGTATGGAGTTAGAGAAGGCCCGTGTCTTCATGCACAAGCTGCACCGGATGTTTCCGGTCATGCGCCTGTGCCACTCCAACCACGGCTCTATGCACTTCCGCAAGGCAAGCGCCAAGGGTATTCCTGTCCAATACCTGCGCACCTACCGTGAAGTCTTCTTCCCGCATGGAGGCGGAGATCAGTGGGATTGGCAGCATACCCATGTTCTGGAGTTACCTAATGGAGAGCAGGTTGCATTCAAGCACCAGCCAGCAGGTTCTGTGTTAGCAGATGCGGCACATGAGCGAATGAATCTGGTGTGTGGTCACTTGCATAGCAAGATGTCAGTAGAGTATGCGCGCAACACCCATGAGCAGTATTGGGCTGTGCAAGGTGGCTGTCTTATTGATGAGTCATCTCGCGCATTTGCTTATGGACGTGAGGTCAAGTACAAGCCAGCACTAGGTTGCGTGGTGATTGTAGAAGGTGTACCTCAGATTGTCCCAATGCAGACCAATGCAGAAGGCCGTTGGGTTGGAAAGATTTAAGTGACACTATAGAACAAAGGGCTAGGTAAGACTTTACTTGCTGGCGTATCCAAACGGTATTGCACTAGACCTTGATTGTATAGTGAATGGAGGAATTAATATGGCTAAATTTAAAGTAGGTGATGAAGTTAAGCGTAAAGAATATGACTATAGTGAAGCATGGCTTGATGGATGTAGAGAGGGTAGATTCAGTCCAAACGATGTCATGGTTGTGGAAAAGGTATCAGTATCTGGTTCTTTGATTACACTCCGAGGTGTGAATGGGGCTTGGGTTGCTGAGAGTTTTGAACTGTTTCATAAGAAGGAAGACTCTTGTGACATGGTAGTGAATCCTAAACACTATGAATTCTTCGAAGGAGTAGAGGCAATCACAATCATTGCCCGTAGCATGACCGAGAAGCAATTCGCTGGTTACTGTATGGGTAACGCTTTGAAGTATCGTCTACGTGCAGGTAAGAAATTCAACACTGAAGAAGATCTGAAGAAAGCAGACTACTACAAGGAGTTATTCCAGAAGCACCGTCACGAATGTATTGATGAGGATATTTGATATGAATATCTTTGAGTTCCTAGGTCTTCCAGAAGACCACCGCAATCATCCATTCATGTTGGTGAAACATCGCGGTGAAGTTCCTGAGAAGAAATTAACTTTTCCATGTTATGCACAGGTGAAACGAGATGGAATATTCAGTGCTGTTGTGGTACGTAATGATGGTGCTGTTGCCATCTTTGGTCGTACTGGTAAAAAGCTCGCAAATGTTGAAGACTTGGAAGCATTATTTAGTGTATTTCCTGTCGGGTTGTATCTTGGTGAGTTGCAATCTATGGCTGTTGATATATATCTTGAAGCCCTATCGGGGGTAGTGAATCCTAATCGCACTGAGCCACTTGATTTCATAGGCCAGCAGATTAAAGATAACTTATACATTGACTTCTTTGACATGCTGACTATTAAGGCATTCATTGAAGGGCAGACGGATGTTACATTCTTAAAGCGATACGAAGCTCTATGTCGTAGGTTGAAGAATTGCCTTCCACCTAAGAATGCAATCCTAACTATCACACCTTGTCACACCGAGCAAGAGGTGGAGGCGTTTGCACAGAAGCACATCGATGCAGGAAGAGAAGGTGCAGTCTTCAAGTTAGACTGTGACTATGAATCTGGTCACAAAGGATTCCGACAAACCAAGATTGTACGCATGGTGTCCTATGACTTAACATGCATTGGTTGGGAAGAAGGGAAAGGTAAATACAAAGGTAAGGTAGCTAATCTTATCTTTAAATGGAAGGGTGGCAAGAAAATCAAGGCTATGCTTGGTCGTGGTTGGACACATGAAGATGCTACCCGTATGTATCACGATATTAAACACGGTGGTGAACTGAACGTCATCGGGAAGATATTCGCTGTCAAGGCACTCCAAGAATCTAGCAAGGGAGTCCTGCGACTTCCCAAGGCTGGAGAGTTACGCCATGATAAGGAGGAGCCTGATGTCTTTTGATTCAATGAAAGCGACGAAGGCAGTTGAGGTAGCAGAAGCTATCTTTGATATGCTGTCTTGTGGGATTGAAGTCCCTTATACACTTCTGTCTGATGCAGAAGATTTAGGTCTGTCTGTGGAAGCTATCCGCGAGAAAGTGGAGGAACTGTATGGCGACGACCAAGAAGAAGCCGACTATCAATATTGAAGGTTGGGATATGCTGGAGAATATTATCCTAGCTCCATCAAGACCTAGACCAGATAAGTCACACGAAGAGTTAGTATGGGATGAAGCCAAGCGCTATATCCTGTCTTGTATCAAGCAGCAGTTTGTGGTGCAGCCATGATAAGACAGGCTTGCTTCCTAGATATCCCTGAGATAATTAACTTAGGGAACAGATATGTAGAAGAGGAAGTCAAGGTAGTTAAGCACCATTCAGCTACATGGGATGCAGATCAAAGCGCACATCACCTTTGTGCATCCCTTACCAGTAAGGATTTATTCTTATGGGTGGCTGTAGAAGATGGTGTTATCATAGGGTTCCTGTGGGCGGCTGTACACATCATGGCACCTTGGTCTCCGGCACTTGTGGCTTCTGACCTACTCTTCTACATCATACCAGAAAAGCGAGGGTCTCTTGCTGGTGTGCGCTTGCTCAAAGCTTACAAGTCTTGGGCTAAGGAACGCGGCTGCATAGAGGCAAGACTGTCTATCGCATCTGGTATTAATGAGGAACGTGTTGGGCGGATGTATAATCGATTAGGGTTTACTCCGTTCGGTACAGTGTATAACTTGAAGTTTTAAGGAGATAACATGGGTGTAGTTAAGAAGGCATTTCAAGCGGTAGGTCTGGCACAAAAGGCGCCTCGCATTGAGGCAGCTAAGGTTCCAGCACAGCAACTTGAGCGGCAGACTGAGGTTAAATCTGAAGACATCCAGATTGGACAAGATGATGATGCTGCGGCATCTGCTAAAGGTAAGCGTGGACTCGTTCGTCCTGTAGCCTCTAGCTTAGGAGTTTAATATGCAAGACACTATACTTGAGTATGGTGGTCAGCGATCGAAGATACCTAAACTGTGGGAGAAGTTTTCTAAGAAACGCAGCCCTTACCTTGATAGGGCAAAGCATTTCGCTAAGTTAACACTCCCATATCTGATGAACAACAAAGGAGACAATGAGACTTCGCAGAATGGCTGGCAGGGTGTAGGTGCACAAGCCACCAATCATCTAGCTAATAAGCTAGCACAAGTGTTATTCCCTGCGCAACGATCATTCTTCCGTGTTGATTTAACAGCAAAAGGTGAGAAGGTATTAGATGACCGAGGACTGAAGAAGACTCAGTTAGCAACCATCTTCGCTCGCGTAGAAACCACTGCAATGAAGGCACTGGAGCAAAGACAGTTCCGCCCAGCCATAGTTGAAGTGTTCAAGCACTTAATCGTAGCAGGTAATTGCCTGTTGTACAAACCAAGCAAAGGTGCGATGAGTGCAGTACCCATGCACCATTATGTAGTTAACCGTGACACTAACGGTGACTTAATGGATGTAATCCTTCTGCAAGAGAAAGCGCTACGTACATTCGACCCAGCAACACGCATGGCGATAGAAGTTGGCATGAAGGGTAAGAAATGTAAAGAGGATGATAACGTCAAGCTATACACCCATGCTCAATACGCAGGTGAAGGTTTCTGGAAGATTAACCAATCTGCTGACGACATCCCTGTAGGCAAGGAGAACCGCATCAAGGCCGAGAAGCTACCGTTCATTCCACTGACATGGAAGCGCAGTTATGGTGAGGATTGGGGCCGACCTTTAGTTGAGGATTATTCTGGTGACTTGTTTGTTATCCAGTTCTTATCCGAGGCAGTGGCCCGTGGGGCTGCGCTGATGGCTGACATCAAATACCTGATTCGCCCCGGCTCCCAAACTGATGTTGATCACTTTGTTAACTCAGGGACAGGCGAGGTAATCACAGGTGTAGAGGAAGACATTCATATTGTTCAGTTAGGCAAGTATGCAGACCTGACACCTATCAGTGCTGTGCTGGAGGTATACACTCGACGCATCGGTGTTATCTTCATGATGGAGACCATGACACGCCGCGATGCTGAACGTGTTACTGCCGTAGAGATCCAACGCGACGCGCTTGAGATTGAGCAGAACATGGGTGGCGTATACTCCCTGTTTGCCATGACCATGCAGACACCTATTGCTATGTGGGGCTTGCAAGAGGCTGGTGATTCCTTCACTAGTGAACTGGTAGATCCTGTGATTGTAACAGGTATTGAAGCATTAGGTCGCATGGCAGAATTGGATAAGCTGGCTAACTTTGCACAGTATATGTCCTTGCCTCAAACATGGCCTGAACCTGCACAACGTGCAATCCGGTGGGGCGACTACATGGATTGGGTACGTGGTCAGATATCTGCTGAACTCCCATTCCTCAAATCTGAGGAGGAGATGCAACAAGAGATGGCGCAGCAAGCACAGGCCCAGCAAGAGGCTATGCTTAACGAAGGTGTGGCTAAGGCCGTACCGGGTGTTATTCAACAAGAAATGAAGGAGGGTTAATTAGTGGCCTTTGAATTTGTAGAACCGACCAATGAAACTACCGCTGCTCCGGCTGCTGAAGAGAACAAGGAGGTGACTAATGATGTTGCTGGTGTTGACGCTGGTAATACTGGCATTGACGCACAGAATGGTGCAGACGATCAAGGCAATGAGGACACCGGAGGAGAAGCTGTTGGACAGCCTTCAGGAGAGGGAGATGGTGAACCGGATGGTAAACCTAAGCCAGATGGTTCCACGGATGAGGAAGCGCGATACTTCTTCGGTGAACATGAAGTAACCATTGAAGTACCTGATGATGTGACCGAAGCTCTCAAAGAGAAGGGCATAGACGCTATGCAGGTGGCTCGTGAGTTGTATGGTGAAGGTGGTAGATTTGAACTGTCAGAAGAAACCAAGCAGAAACTGTATGATGCATTTGGTAAGTTCGCAGTAGATGCCTACCTATCTGGCCTCAAGGCTCAGAACGAAACCTTTTTCCTCCGTGAAGAAACTGCCGCCAAGGAGGCGGAAGCGGCAAACGCACAGCGCTACACGGATATTGCCAAGGAAGTTGGTGGTGACGAAGGTTGGAGCCGTCTGGAGGAGTGGGCGCTTGATACTCTTTCTGATGAAGAACTGGAAGCATTTAATGCAGTGATGCAGTCAGGCAACCAGTACCTCCAGCAGTACGCTGTGCGAGAGTTAGAAGGTCGCCGTAAGGCTGCACAGGGTGACGACAAGCCCAACCTGATTGAACCAACGGCTACCGCTGCTGCATCGGAAGACAATGCTCCCCTAAGCCGGGAGCAGTACATCCGAGAGATTGCACAGTTAGGCCAGAAGTATGGACGTGACCGCAAAGGGATGGCCGAAGCACAGGCACGTCTGGATGCACGTCGCCGCGCAGGTATGGCTCGCGGTCTTTAATTGCCTATTTAGGTGACACTATAGAAGGGAGGTAATCCTCCCTAACCTATCAACTTGATTTATAAGGAGATTCTGTTGGAACTGTGGCTTCCAGTTAAAGGGTATGAAGGCCGCTATTCTGTGAGTAACAGAGGTGTTGTCGTCAGCCATTTGACAGGCAAGCAACTGACACAGAGTTGTAATACCTTCGGATATAAACAAGTCAGCCTACACAAAGATGGTAAGCAAGTGAGCAAGACTGTTCATAGGCTTGTAGCCGAGGTTTTCATTCCTAACCATAATAGCTTGCCTTTCGTCAATCACAAAGATGAAGACAAGACAAACAACGACGTTAGCAACCTAGAATGGTGTACTTGTCAGTACAATACCGAGTATAGTTGCGCCAAAGAGTTCACATTCATATCGCCAGAAGGTAAGGTGGTTGATGTGTTTAATTTGTCTTCCTTCTGTAAAGCAAACAAACTAGATAAAGCTGCAATGCAGAAGGTGAGCGCTGGCCTACGTAAATCACACAAAGGCTGGAAGTCTACTACATAAGGAGGTTTATACATGAGCACCCCAAATAACCTGACCAACGTTGCCGTTTCCGCTTCCGGGGAAGTAGATAGTCTTCTCATTGAGAAGTTCAACGGTAAGGTCAACGAGCAGTACCTGAAGGGCGAAAACATCATGTCCTACTTCGACGTACAGACCGTCACTGGCACCAACACTGTGAGCAACAAATACTTGGGTGAAACCGAGTTGCAGGTACTGGCACCGGGTCAGTCTCCGGCTGCTACCTCTACTCAGGCCGATAAAAACCAGTTGGTAATTGATGCCACTGTTATTGCCCGTAACACAGTTGCACACCTGCATGATGTACAAGGGGACATTGATAGCCTGAAGCCGAAACTTGCTACCAACCAAGCCAAGCAACTGAAGCGTATGGAAGATGAGATGCTGATTCAGCAGATGATGTTGGGCGGCATTGCCAACACTCAAGCTAAACGTACTAACCCTCGTGTTAAGGGTCATGGCTTCTCTATCAACGTAGAGGTCGCAGAAGGTGAAGCGCTGGTCAACCCTCAGTACGTAATGGCTGCTGTAGAGTTCGCGCTGGAACAGCAGTTAGAGCAGGAAGTTGATATCTCCGATGTGGCTATCCTGATGCCGTGGCGCTATTTCAACGTACTGCGTGATGCAGACCGTATCGTTGACAAGACCTACACCATCAGTCAGTCTGGTGCTACCATTCAGGGCTTCACCCTGTCCAGCTACAACTGCCCGGTCATCCCGTCTAACCGTTTCCCTAAATACTCTCAAGGTCAAACTCATCACCTGTTGTCCAATGAGGATAACGGCTATCGTTATGACCCGCTCCCGGCAATGAATGGTGCTATCGCTGTCTTGTTTACGGCGGATGCGCTGCTGGTTGGTCGCTCTATCGATGTGACTGGTGACATCTTCTATGAGAAGAAAGAGAAGACCTACTACATTGATACCTTCATGGCTGAAGGTGCAATCCCTGACCGTTGGGAGGCTGTGTCTGTTGTTACAACCAAGCGCAACACCACTACTGGAGCAGTAGAAGGCACTGATGGTGCGCAGCACACTATCGTCAAGAACCGAGCACAGCGTAAGGCTGTCTATGTCAAGAATGCGGCACCTGTAGCTGCTGCTGCTGCCGCTAGCCTGTCTGCTGAAGATCTGGTTGCTGCTGTTCGTGCTGTGATGGCTAATGACATCAAGCCGACTGCACTGAAGCCGAACGAGTAATAACCTATGCCCTATCTACCTTGCGTAGGTAGGGTTCTTTTGTTTAGGAGGATTCATGCCTGTAATTCAACAATCAAGTGATGTAGGTTACATCATGTCCGATGCAAGCTTTAGCATCATTGATAGCAAGCTAGAGGCCGTCAACCTTTGTATGCGGGCCATTGGTCGTGAGGGTGTGGATTCCCTTGACTCAGGCGACCTTGATGCTGAAGATGCAAGTAAGATGTTAGACATTGTGTCACAGCGCTTCCAGTATAATAAAGGTGGAGGTTGGTGGTTTAATCGTGAACCTAACTGGCGCATCGTGCCGGACACTAATGGTGAGGTTAACCTGCCTAATAATTGCCTAGCTGTCTTGCAGTGTTATGCATTAGGTGAGCGTAAGGTTCCTATGACAATGCGTGCAGGCAAGCTGTATTCCACATGGAATCATACGTTTGATATGAGAAGTCATGTGAACAAAGATGGTGCTATTCGTCTGACACTTCTGACATATCTGCCTTTCGAACATCTACCTACTAGCGTAATGCAAGCAATTGCATATCAGGCTGCGGTGGAGTTCATTGTATCTAAGGATGCAGATAAGACCAAGCTGGCTACCCATCAGCAGATTGCAGCACAGCTATTCGTTGATGTTCAATCTGAACAGATGTCCCAGAAGCGACTCAACATGTTAGTGCACAACCCTACACAGCGTCAGTTTGGTATCATGGCAGGTGGCTCTCAGAACGTACCAGCTTACTCACATTCACCTTACGATGGTCATCCATTTAAACCTTGGGAGAATTATCGCTAATGGAAGTTCAAGGTTCTTTAGGTCGCCAGATTCAAGGCATAAGCCAGCAACCTCCAGCAGTAAGGTTAGATGGTCAGTGCTCAGAAATGGTTAACATGGTGCCTGATGTAGTAGAGGGAACCAAGTCCCGCATGGGTACAACTCATATTGCCAAACTCTTAGAATACGGTGAAGATGACATGGCAGTACACCATTACCGTAGAGGTGGTGAAGGTGAGGAAGAGTACTTCTTCATAATGAAGAAAGGTCAAGTACCTGAAATCTTTGACAAACAAGGACGTAAGTGTATGGTGCAATCACAGGATGCACCTATGACTTATCTTAGTGAAGTGACTAACCCTAGGGAAGATGTGCAATTTATGACGATTGCAGATGTGACCTTCATGTTGAATCGCAAGAAGATCGTCAAGGCCCGACCTGAACGCTCCCCTCAAGTAGGTAGCACTGCTATTGTCTTTATGGCCTATGGCCAGTACGGTACGCACTACAAGATTATTATTGATGGTGTAGTGGCTGCTGGTTATAAGACTAGGGATGGTGCCAAGGCACACCATATTGAAGATATCAGAACTGAAAACATAGCTTACAACCTGTACCAGTCACTCCAAAGTTGGGACAAGATTGCAGACTATGAAACTCAGTTAGATGGCACCTCAATCTATATCACAAGGAGGGACGGCTCTACTACCTTCGACATAACCACAGAAGATGGGGCAAAAGGTAAGGATTTGGTAGCTATCAAGTATAAGGTGGCATCTACAGATCTCTTACCCTCACGTGCCCCAGAAGGCTACAAGGTGCAAGTCTGGCCTACTGGTAGTAAGCCTGAATCTCGGTACTGGCTGCAAGCTGAGAAGCAGAATGGGAACATTGTCTCTTGGAAGGAGACACTGGCCGCCGATGTGTTGATAGGATTTGATAAATCAACCATGCCTTACATTATAGAACGTACAGGGTTTGTTAATGGAGTTGCGCAGTTTAAAATCAGACAAGGCGACTGGGAAGATCGCAAGGTAGGTGATGACCTGACTAACCCTATGCCATCATTTATTGACGAGGAAGTGCCTCAGACATTAGGTGGTATGTTCATGGTGCAGAATCGCCTATGTGTTACTGCGGGTGAGGCTGTAATTGCAACTCGCACATCCTACTTCTTTGACTTCTTCCGGTATACTGCCGTGTCTGCTGTAGCCACTGACCCGTTTGATGTATTCTCAGATGCGAGCGAGGTCTATCAGCTTAAACACGCGGTTACATTGGATGGGTCTACTGTCTTGTTTGCAGATAAGTCTCAGTTCATCCTTCCTGGCGATAAGCCTCTTGAGAAGTCAAACGTATTGCTCAAGCCTGTAACAACATTTGAAGTTAACAATAATGTCAAGCCTGTAGCTACAGGTGAGTCCGTAATGTTTGCTACAAGTGAAGGTGCTTACTCAGGAATAAGGGAGTTCTACACGGACTCTTATAGTGATACCAAGAAGGCGCAAGCAATAACTAGTCATGTCAATAAGTTGCTAGAAGGTAACGTTATCATGATGTCGGCTAGTACTAATGTGAACAGACTTCTTGTCTTGACCGATAAGTACCGAAACATTATCTACTGCTATGACTGGTTGTGGCAAGGAACCGAACGGGTGCAAGCTGCATGGCATAAATGGGAGTGGCCATTAGGTACATTCATTCGTGGTATGTTCTATTCAGGGGAACACTTGTATCTGCTCATCGAACGTGGTAGTACAGGTGTGTACCTTGAACGTATGGATATGGGTGATGCGCTTGTATATAACCTGAATGACCGCATACGTATGGACAGGCAGGCTGAACTTATCTTTAGACATGTCAAAGCGGAAGATGTCTGGGTATCTGAGCCGTTGCCTTGGCAACCAACCGATGTGGCCTTGCTTGATTGCGTGCTGATAGACGGCTGTGATTCTTACATAGGCGGGTCTTTCTTGTTTAGCTATAATTCAAGAGATAACACCTTAACTACAACCTTTGATATGCACGATGATAACCACGTGAAAGCTAAGGTAGTAGTAGGTCAGTTATATCCTCAAGAGTTTGAACCCACACAGGTAGTCATACGTGATAACCAAGAGAGGGTGTCTTACATAGATGTACCAACAGTTGGCTTGGTTCACCTTAATCTAGACAAGTACCCTGACTTCAAGGTTGAGGTCAAGAATTTGAAGAGTGGCAAAGTGCGAAATGTATTGGCCTCTAATAGAATAGGTGGTGCCAGAAATAATATTGTTGGTTATGTAGATCCGAGAGAAGGTGTATTCAAATTCCCACTAAGGTCTCTTAGCACCGACACAGTTTATCGTGTGATGGTAGAATCACCTCACACCTTCCAGCTTAGAGATATCGAGTGGGAAGGTTCGTACAACCCTACTAAGAGGAGAGTGTAAATGGCAATAGGTACTGCCCTTACAGCAGGCTTGTCCAGTGTAGCAGGTAGTGCTGCATCTGGTGGCTTCCTGTCTTCGTTGGGTGGTGCTATTGGTGCAGAAGGGATAATGGGTTCTGCCATGAGTTTCTTAGGTGGAACCACTGGAGGGTTCTCTAATGCTGGTCTCCTGTCGGCAGGTATGCAAATGCTTAACCCGATAGGGGACTACTTCACGCAGAAAGAAACAGCGAAGGCGATGAAGAAGGCACAAGAGGAGCAATGGCGTCAGCAGTTGATAGCCACAAGAGAGGCTTATGCTTCCGTGGCTAATGCTGAAAGGTCGGCCTCTAAACAATATCATTCTGAACTAATAGACAATCAGGTATCCTTATTACAGCAAAGAGCACAAGTTGCCTTGCTTGCAGGTGCGAGCGGCACAGGTGGTAACTCTATCACTTCTATGCTGAATGACCTGACAGGTGAAGCTGGTAGGAACCAAGCCACCATTATTGACAACTATGAAACACAGCAGATTAACTTTGCTAACCAACTCAAGTCTATCCAGAAGGGTGGTCAGATGATGATGCGTTCATTTGAGAAGCCGTCTGCATTCAGCGCACTAGCCAAAGGCATGTCTGGTGTAGGCGAGGCTTACCTGTCTGGTCATCAGAAAGGTACAGCACTTAGCAAGGCTTGGTCTGATTCTAGGACATATTCATCAGGAACAAGAGGAGTTTAAATGGCAATTGAACGTCAAGCTGTACAGGGCTTACGCCGAGTGCAGTCTACTGGTGGGCCAAGTGCTGCTAGTTTTGCGACTCGTCAGGTTGGGGTGCAAGAGACTAGTGCATCTGGTAGCCGCTTTCTTGAAGACCTTGTAAATGCTGCTGGCAGTTTGGCGACTGTCACTACTTCTATTCTGAACCAAAGAGTGGAAGACGATAAGGTACGACAATATAATCGGGCGCTCACTGGCCTAATGCCAACTGAAGATGCAACGGTAGGCGGCGCACGCGCACACATGCTTGTTAGTCTACAAAATGACATCATCGCGCAAACTATGCAACTGTCCGATGATGCACAGCGTTTTGATGGTGATGACAGCCAATGGGAAGATCACGTTATCAACGCACGCATGGCTGTTCAAGACCGCCTGTGGGATACCTACCCTGAACTGCGTGGAGATAAGGAGTCCATGCGGGTAGTAACTAACGCCTTCATGGAGCAGCAACCTAAGATCTTTGCAGCAAGAGAGACTGCCAAGTTGAAGCAGGAAGCTGAATCTCGTATCAAGTCTATGGAATCTCGCATTCTGTTGGCTACACGTGATGTTCCTGGCGAAGCTATGGGTGATGCCTTGAATCAGTTGCAGAAAGAAGCTATGGCTATGCAAATCACCAAGCAGGAGTTTGATGCGCTGGTTTCTCAGTTGGCATCTAATCGTGCAGCTATTGGTGATGATTCTATGATTCAAGGAACCAAGGCTCTCAAGGATGAGAATGGAGTGTCACTTTATGACCGAGTAGGTCAGTTGCAGACAGGTGAGATTCAGGCCAACCGAACATGGGCGGCGCAGAACCAAGTGGCGCTCTTTGAGAAGAAGGATGCTGCAATCAAAGCCTTTGAGGCTGGACAGCTTAACCGTGAGCAGCTACTTCAGGTTATGCAGAACCATAATGAAATCTCAGGGGGCACTGCTTGGTCTGATAGCGAGATCAAATCTTTATTTGATAGGCAAGCTAAGGTTCGTGCTGAGTCTGCCAAATTAGAAGACTTGGTGGCCCGTGGTGAACATGGCTCTCCTTTAGGCTTGCAAGACATCAGCAAGGAAGACCGCAAGGCGTATGCTGGTGCATTGGTTGATGCCTACACCAAGTTGGCCAATGACGAGATAACTCGTACCGGAGCTACTGGTGAAGAAGCTGAGGCCATCCGTGGACGCTATGAGCAGATGCGATACGCCAAGCTGGGGCAGCAGTTGATTGAAGACCCCATCATCAAAGAACGATATGGCTCGCTAATGCAACTATCTTCTGCCAACCTGAAAGATATGAAGGTTGAACCTGAAGCATTACAGACTATTATGCGAGCACGTGATTCTATCCCGGAAGATGCACGCCGGGCGGTGATGGGTGACAAGGAGTATGCCTTTGCGGAGAACTATGACTTGGCTACACGCATGGGTTATACGCCGGGGCAGGCCATAGAGTTTGCACAGAATGCATCGCGTGGCGATAAGCTTCCCGGTTCTGTTATGAAAGAATTGAATGATGAAGTCGATGGTGTAGTTAGCGATGTGGCTAGTGGTAGCTGGCTTACGCGTGGCGACAACATGAGTGACATGGGACGGGATCTTATGTTAGAAGAGGCAAACCAGATTGCCCGCTCTATGAAGGTTGCAGGTCATAACAATGACACCATTAAGCGACATCTTAAATCTTTCCTACAGAATCAGTACACTCAACTATCTGAAGGTTTCTTCACTCAAGGTGTTCTGGTCAAAGGTGATGTGAGAACGCTAGGTGACACTATAGGCACCCACCAAGGAGACGTACCTACGGTATTACGTCAGTACCTTGACAACCATAAGCAAGCCTTGCTGGATGCATCTGGCGGTATGGAAGAAGGAGACTTGTACTTTGATGTAGACTCTAAGCGCGGTATGTTTACAATACGTGCCGGTTCTGGTCGTGTACCAGTTACTCCAGCTATGCCTTTGTCTGAAATCAAAGGACAGGACTTACTGAAGGAGCACTACGAGAAGGCAGTGAAAGAGCGCGATGAGGCTAAGAAGAACTTTGAAGCTAATCAGCTGCGTATGTGGGGTGCTGGCGGGTATCAAGCTCCTGCACCAGAAAAGACTACAGCTAAGACTGTAGGTTCCCGTGGTATCGCTGACTTCCTCATGTCACCAGCCTTTGCATCAGGTGAGAATCTACCTTCCAACTTTGAATTCAACTACAAGAGGAATAACATGGACTTCTACAATTATGTAGCTAAGACCGAGAATGGGGCCAACGTAGGGTTTGACCGAGTAGCTGGCGTGTACACTCCGTACAAAGATGCACACGGTCAGTCTGTAGGTTATGGTCACTTCCTCACGGAGGAGGAGAAGAAGAATGGATACATCACTATTGGCGAAGATAAAGTACCATTTGCACCGGGACAATCTCAGTTAACACCTGAGCGGGCAATGCGCCTGCTTGAGCAGGACATGAAGAGTCACGTACCTAGCACAAAGGATTGGGCTGTACCTTTTGATGCAATGCATCCGGGAGTGCAACGTGGCCTCATGGACTTGTCTTATAACTTAGGCAAGGCTGGCATCAAGAATGCGCCAAAGGCTTATGCAGCATTCAAGGCTGGCAAGTTCACTGATGGGTTTATTGAGATGCTGTCTACTGCATCTACTGAAGGTAAGCGCAGTTCAGGTCTGCTGGTTCGCAGGGCAGAAGCCTATAACCTTGCACAAAGCGGAGGGGCTGTACCTAAGATTAGCGAAGTGGAGACGAGGGAAGATGGCTCCATGTACGTTAAGTTCTCAGGTAACATGTCAGAAGCATTTGTGAGCAAGTCTATCCTTGGCAAGATAGGCAAAGATGGGTGGATGGAAGTCTACCCTCCTAAAGCAGGAGCACTTGCAAGCGGCACCAAAGTGGGTCGCATTAAACTGTAGTGTCATACTCAAGGTTGTCTAACACGTTGGACAGCCTTTATGAATGACATTAACTAAGGAGGTAACATGGCTGACGATATTAGCCAAAGCTGGGTGACGGTATCTCAACGCAGGTTGCCGCCTACCTTTGCACAAGTGGCAGAAGCCGAGCGTAAGCTTGAAGAACAAAGAGCTAACGATAAGGTCATGCAGACTGCACTGGAAAGCGAATGGGCGCTATACGGTGGTCAGCGTGCTATTGAGCGGCATACAACTGAGTTTGCCGAACAAGAAGGCTACACGGTTCCTGAGTCAACAAAAGATGAACTGTCAAAGATTCATGGTTTTGAAATTGCACAGGATATTGTGAATGGTGTTAAGTCACCGGAAGAATTGCAGTTCCGTATGTCTAATGCGATGGCGGACAAGGAGCGGTCGGAGATACTTGCACGTAATGGATTTACAGGGTTTAGCGCACAGTTAGCTGCTGGTATTCTTGACCCAGTTGGTTGGGCTGCTTCTATGGTTGCCGCCCCTGTAGCTGGTGCAGTCAAGGTCGCCCGTGTCGGTCGTATCATAAAGACGGCAGCAGTGGCTGGTGCCGAGAACGCAGCATTGGAAGCCATCCTAGCCAGTGGTGATTACCAGAAGGGCGCAGATGATGTGCTGGCTGCTGCTGGCTTTGGTATGATAATGGGTGGCACTATCGGGGCAGCCACACGTGAACGCATCGCCAGAAAGCCGGGAGTACAAGGCGTGAATGATGGTGCTGAAGCAGTGGTAGACGACTTGGATACTGTCGTGAAAGGTGCTGATGAGTTTGATGCATCTGCGGCCAAGGCTGTGCGTGAGGCTATGGAGTATGACGCTTACATGGCTGTGCGTTCCTATGAACCGCTGAAGGCTAAGGAAGTGGATATGGATGTCGCAATCCTCTCCCACTTAGATGACCTGAAGGCGAACTCTAGCGTGCGTATGAGTGCCTCCGAGAAGGGTAAACTGAAGGAGCAGATACGTCAGCTTGAAGCAGAAGCCGCCACTATGAAAGGTAAGAAGGTAGATGCCGTGGCAGAAGCTGCTGCTGCTAAGGGTGCGCCTAAGTCTGCTGCTGACAGGCTGGACTTGGATGTTAAGAAGAAGGCACTGGCACGTCGCTTTGATGAGCCGCTTGCCGACATCCAAACAAGACTCGACGAGCTTAATGCTAAACTGGCCCGCGTGGAGAACGTAGGTAAGTCCAAGGAGGAGCTGAAGAGATTCTCTAACTTAACTAGAGAGCAGCAAATCAAGGAGCTAGGGTTAGATGCCCCGGCTCGTAAAGTGGAGATGACAAGTGCGGTACGGGAAGCTCTTGCGGCTATACGTGCTGAGAAGAAGAAGACACCAACGCAGGCCCATGCCGAAGCTAAAGCACAGGCTGAAGAGGAAGTACGGCAGAAGCGAGATGATTCTATCGGCGCTAAACGTGTAGAGGATTCGGAAATTGCAGGCGAGCAGTTTGACCTGTCTGATAGCATGGAAGACCTTATGGACGACCTTGCACGCGAAGCCTATCAGTCTGAAGTTAGACCTGTGAACCTCAAGGGTCTTGGTTCTGTGTCTTCCGTGATTCTGAACTCAAAGAACCCTGTGTTTCGTGGTCTTGGCTTGCGACTGCTGGAGAACGCACAAGGTGGTGCCTACCAAGGTAAGACCGCCTCTATCTTATCTAACGTATATGGTAACTTGATTCGCTTTGCTGAGAAGAACCGATACAATGATGGCTTCTCTCAGTTCATCAAGGATAACAACCTACGTGCTGTTGATTACCTGAACCCTGCCGTTACTCGTGACTTCAACAACCAGATTTATACTGCTATTGTCAAAGGCATACCTGATGACACACCCCGTGGTGTTAAGCTTGCTGCTGAAGGCATCGCAGATAAGCTGGCTAAGTCCCTTGAAATCAGAAAGGCTGCTGGTGAGAAAGGCTTCGAAGATGTCAAGTCAGCACGTGATTATATCCCTGTGATTTATGATGGTATCAAGGTGACTGAAGCAGTCAATAGGCTGGGTAGCAGCGAGGCTGTTATTGCCCTGCTGTCCAAGGGTTATCAGACTGGTAAGTATAAGATGGGTAAGAAGGCAGCAGATGCACTGGCTAAGGTTCAGTATATTCGCGCCTCCGACTCCACCTTATCAAGCCGCGTAGCCTTTGACAGGGTAGTATCGCAGCAGCAACAAGCACAACTTATTGAAGACCTGAAGAAGGCAGGTGTGCCTGATAACATCATCGATAACTTCATTGAAGGTACTGAGTTGCAAGAGATGGCTGAGTCCGTATCTAACCGAGCTAAGGCAAGCATGGGTATCAATACTCAGGCTGAATATGGCGGGATGAAGGTTCAGGACTTGCTCAACACCAACGTAGGAGAGTTGGCGGAGAACTACGGCAAAGAGGCAGCAGGCGGTGCAGCTTTGGCGGCGATGGGCTTCCCTACCCGTCAGTCTGTATTGAATGCGATTGACGCAGCAGAACGCGCAGGACGCAATATGGCGGGTGCTGACGCCAAGGCAATCAAACAGCTTAGGGCGGAATCAGAAATGCTCAGGGACTCCGTGAAGCTCATATACGGCAACACCATCGACGCAGACCCAAATGCGGGTATCGTCCGAGGGACTCGCCGTGTACGTGAAATCACTGGCCTGCTGCGTTTGGGTCAGATGGGTTTTGCACAGGTGCCGGAGTTGGCCCGCGCCATTACCAAGATGGGAGTGGGTACTGTTCTGAAGTCTATCCCTGCCACTAAGTTCTTACGCTCCCGCGCCGGACGTAAAGGTGGGACAGCACAAGGTGAACTCCTTGAGCCTGAACTGCGAGAGATGGAGGAGCTGATTGGTTACATCGGTGAAGATAACTGGCTGTCCGGTTGGAACGTAAGGCACGATGAGTTCGGTGAGACCGCTGACAACATGGGGCGTCTGTCTGCCATCATCGATAATGGACTGGCTATGGGTAGCCGTATTAACACATGGCTGTCTGGCTTCAAGGCAATACAAGGTGGTTCTGAGAAGATCGTAGCACGCTCTATCAATAAGCGACTCAAGCAACATTTGATGGGTGAGCGGGAGCTACCTAAGCGTGACCTTGAAGAAGTTGGCTTGGATGAGGCTACCATGAAGCGACTCAAGCGCCACTTTGATGAGAACCCGATGTATGCCGACTATAATGGCGAGAAGGTTCGAATGATGAACTTTGACGCTATGGAGCCCGACTTACGAGAAACCGTAGGTGTGGCAGTACGCCGCATGTCAGGTCGTCTTATCCAGCGTAACTTCATTGGTGATGAAGGTATCTGGATGAATAAGTGGTGGGGTAAGGCTCTTACTCAGTTTAAATCATTCTCTATTGTGTCTATTGAGAAACAGCTTATTCACGACTTGCGTGGTGATAAGATTCAGGCAGCACAGATTATGGCGTGGTCGTCCTTGCTGGGCTTTGCATCATACGCTACACAGATGCAGATGCAGGCAATTGGACGAGAAGACCGAGACAAGTTTTTACGGGAGAAGTTTGATACACAGAACATTGCTATGGGTGTATTCAATAAACTTCCACAAGTAGCTGGCTTTGGCCTAGCTGGAGATGCCTTGGCAACCTTTGGTCTTATGCCAGACTCTATGATGCAGGCACCGGGCCGTATGGGTTTTCGTCAGCAAGGTTTCGGAGACTTGGTAGCTGGTGCTGGTGTCATAAGTGATGCTGTGAACTTGTCACAGGCTTTAGTGAAGTACGCCAACGGGGACGATGATGTCTCCACTAGGCAGTTAGTAGATAAGGTACGACGTCTTGTGCCTTTGGCAAATACGATTGGTGTAGGTCAGATGACCAAGGCCAGCGTAGACTTATTGGAGGATTGATGAGTTATACTTTCACAGAACACACAGCGGTAGGTTCTCAGACGACTTATCCGTTTAGCTTTGCTGGTCGCGACAAGGGTTACATTCGCGCATCAGATATTATTGTGGAAGTGTTTCATGAAGGAGAGTGGAGTATTACACACGGTTGGGTGCTATCTGGCACCCACCAGATTACCTTCAATGTAGCACTACCGGAAGGGACTAAGTTCCGCATACGTCGAGATGTAGCCAAAGAGTACCCTTACGCGGAGTTTGATAGGGGTGTGGCTCTTGATATGAAATCATTGAACAACTCATTCATTCATATCTTGCAGATTACACAAGAGATTCTTGATGGCTTCTACCCAGAAGGTTACTTCGTCAAACAGAATGTGTCTTGGGGTGGGTATAAAATCACTGACCTAGCTGATGGCACAAACCCTCACGATGCAGTGAATAAAGGGCAGCTTGACGCAATAGACAGGAAACACACTGAGTGGAATGAACAGCAAGATATTGCAATTGCTGGACTCAAGGCAGGTATGACATCAGGTATCTATCACCGAACAGTACCTTGGGTTACGGTAGCGGCTGGTGGAGAGCAAGTGATTAGACCTCCTTACATCTTTGAATCGGCCTTGGTCTTCCTTGATGGAGTGTTGCAGCATGAACTGTCGGGTGCAGTTACTATAGCTAACAGCACTCTCACTTTCTCCGAGCCAATACGTCGTGGCACAGAAGTGTATGTATTGATAGGTAGTCGTATTGCAACATCTTCACCGGGTCTGCATATGGAGTTCAACAAGGACTTAGATGCAGGAACTACGGAGGTTAGGATTGGTATGGCGTTCTCCCATATTGATATCTACCTTGATGGCCTGTTCCAACCTAAGTCAACATATCAAATAAACGGCGATCTTGTTACATTCTCCGAGGGTGTACCAGCTTGCCACATGTCAGCGGATGTAATCACTTTATAGGAGGTAAGATGGTTGATTCCGAACTGGTTAGCGGCGGGATGAAGTTAGCGCCATCTGCCTTAGTCTCAGGTGGGTACTTCCTCGGCATCAGTTGGGACAATTGGGTACTGATTGCGACATTCATTTATACTGTGTTGCAAATCGGCGATTGGTTCTACAGCAAATACTCGTTATGGAAGGAGAAGAAACGTGGCAAGTCATAACAAACACGCCGCTACGGAAGATGAGGTAGGTAAGCTACATAGTGCTATCACCAATCTTTTCAACAAGAAGGCTGCTGCAATCCTCGCTGCGGTAGAAGAAGATCCTGATGCAGCAATTGCACTGGTTTCCGGCAAGGACATGGGTGCCATGTGTAAGTGGGTATTGGATAATGGTATTATGGCCACACCTGCTGCACAGCAAGAAGAGTCTGCACTATCTAAGCGCCTTGCTAAGATCAAAGCAGCATCTCAAGGTAAAGTAATCCAATTTGCTAAGGAGGCTTAATGGCTAGAGCAAGGGAGTCACAAGCTGAAGCCCTTGCCCGTTGGGAAGCCCTGCATGAGTTACAGCAAACTTTTCCGTACACTGTAGCAGGGTTACTCTCATTTGCTCAGGTTGTAATTAATACTTTAATCACTGGCAACCCAGACCTGAACCGGGTACAAGCGGATATTCTGAAATTCCTCTTTGGAGGGAACAAATACCGGATGGTAGAGGCACAGCGTGGTCAGGCTAAGACAACCATTGCAGCTATCTACGCTGCGTTCCGTATCATCCACGAGCCACATAAACGTATCATGATTGTGTCTCAGACAGCGAAGCGAGCAGAAGAAATCGCCGGGTGGGTTATCAAAATATTCCGTGGTCTGGACTTCTTGGAGTTCATGTTGCCTGATATCTACGCGGGTGACAAGGCTAGTATAAAAGGCTTTGAAATCCACTACACATTGCGTGGTAGCGACAAGTCTCCATCCGTTGCTTGCTACTCTATTGAAGCAGGTATGCAGGGTGCGCGTGCAGATATCATCTTGGCGGATGACGTAGAGTCGTTGCAGAACTCTCGTACTGCCGCAGGTCGTGCTCTCTTAGAAGACCTTACCAAGGAATTTGAATCAATCAACCAGTTCGGTGATATCATCTACTTGGGGACACCTCAAAGCGTAAACTCCATATACAACAACCTCCCGGCACGTGGTTATCAGATTCGCATCTGGCCCGGTCGCTATCCTACACTAGAGCAGGAGGCTTGCTATGGAGACTTCCTAGCGCCGATGATTCGTCAGGATATGATTGATGACCCAAGCCTACGCTCCGGCTACGGCATCGACGGTACACAAGGCGCACCGACCTGTCCTGAAATGTACGATGACGAGAAGCTCATTGAGAAGGAAATCTCTCAGGGTACAGCTAAGTTCCAGTTGCAGTTCATGCTGAACACACGTTTGATGGATGCCGACCGCTATCCTCTTCGTCTTAATCAGCTTATCTTGATGAGCTTTGGTACTGACGTAGTGCCGGAGATGCCGACTTGGAGTAACGACTCGGTAAACCTTATCAGCGACGCGCCGCGCTTCGGGAACAAGCCCACAGACTACCTGTATCGGCCTGTGCCGCGTCCGTATGAGTGGCGGCCTATTCAGCGTCGGCTGATGTATATCGACCCGGCAGGTGGCGGTAAGAACGGCGACGAGACGGGCGTAGCCATTGTGTTCCTGCTGGGAACCTTTATCTACGTCTACAAAGTCTTCGGCGTACCGGGCGGATACTCCGAATCGGCCCTCAGTCGCATTGTGAGAGAGGCAAAGCAGGCGGAGGTAAAAGAGGTCTTCATAGAGAAGAACTTCGGTCATGGTGCGTTTGAGGCGGTAATTAAGCCATACTTCGAACGTGAGTGGCCTGCCGAGTTGAAAGAAGATTACGCCACTGGTCAGAAAGAGGCCCGCATCATTGAGACGCTGGAGCCGCTTATGTCCGCACACCGCATCATCTTCAACGCTGAGATGATCAAGCAGGATATCGATAGCGTACAGCACTACCCTCTTGAGATTCGCATGAGCTATAGCCTGTTTTCTCAGATGTCGAATATCACCCTTGAGAAAGGATGCCTGCGACACGATGACCGCTTAGACGCGCTGTATGGCGCTATACGGCAATTAACCTCTCAGATAGACTATGACGAGGCCAACCGTATAAATCGTCTCAGGGCGAAGGAGATGCGCGAATATCTGGAGATGATGACCGAACCTCTACGTCGCCGGGAATTCTTCACCGGGCAAGACCACGGGTATCGCAAATCGACTAACGTGTCTAATGCGATGCAGTCGAGAGTGTTTGGCGGCAGCCGCGTTAAAGTGAAATCCAGAAATACCATTTCTTCAAGAATTTCAAGGACTTGGTAATTAGGGGACACTATAGAAGGAGGCCGAGGAAATAACAGGAAGTTATAGGAGGTCATAGGTATTCCTAGGTAGTATAGGTACGCCTTAGTGGGAGGTATCCTTACCTCCCTATTCCTTCCTTTATATTAACTATAGATAAGGAGTAATAATGCCTAATCATCCTAATAATTATGGTAATATGGGCCTGACAGGTAAATCCCGTCGTAAACAAGAGAAGCCTATTGCCACTGCACTGATGGTTCCTTTTGCAGAAGATGAAGCCCATGAGCATGGTGAGAACATCGAAGTAAGTGAGAACCGCATTAATGACCAGACCAAATCAGGTAAGCGCCGTGGAGCTATGCTGTTGACAGACAAGCATGGCCTTGTGGTTGCATCTGGTAGTCGCTTCAACGACATCTGGTATAGCTTTAACTTCGAAGAAGTTGGTACAATTCAACCTGTATAAGAAGGAGATAACATATGGCAACTATCAAATATGGTGATGCTGGGACTGTAACTGGCAAGGCTTTCCTGAAACAGCAACTGGAAACCACAGCGACTGCACTGCCACTGCCAATCGTATCCAAGGCAGACTTAAGTAGTGCACTGGCACCTATCAATCAGGCTTGTCTGTCTGGTAAGCAGAAGGGTGCTATGGTAATCATGGAAGATGACGGTACGCATAAACTGCACATTGCGGTAGCTGATGGCCCGCTTCCGACTGACGCATGGAACATTTGCAGCCTTGATGGTGAAGTAACTCCGGCACCGGGCCGCTAGGAGGCTAGATGCAACGACATCAGATTAACGGGAGTCACAACCCGTTACATGTAACAGGCCAACGCACACTGCCACCACTAACAACATCCCTGTACGTATGCACATCACGGAAGGTTCTACTGGCTCCTATACCTTTAGCTTTGCCTTTGAGTGGACATCTGACTTCGACTTACTGGAGTGATAATGTTGAACAAATACTTCAAGCGTAAAGAGTTCGCTTGCCGTTGTGGGTGCGGCACATCCACGGTTGACGCCGAGCTATTGCAGGTTGTCACAGATGTGCGTGAGCACTTCGGTGTACCTGTGGTTATAACGTCAGGCCATCGATGCAGCAACCACAACCGCCGTGTAGGTGGTGCTGCATCTTCCATGCACATGACTGGCAAGGCTGCTGACATTAAGGTATCCGGTGTGCTGCCTTCTACGGTAGCCACTTACCTTGAAGAGAAGTACCCAAGCCAGTATGGTATCGGGCGGTACAACTCCTTCACTCACATCGACGTACGTGATGGTAAGGCTCGCTGGCGTGGATAACTGTATTGCATGGTGTGAGAAGATGGTTGCCAAGGCATCTGCTGAAGGTAACTATGTTGACTGGCAGAATTACACCAATCTGCTTAACGAATGGAAAAGGAGAGCATTACGATGAAGAAGCTGTTCAAGAGCAAGAAGGTGATCGGTGCACTGGTTACACTGATTGTTGCGCTTGTATCGGTAGGGCTTGGTGTTGACTTAGGCTCCGGTGCGGAATCTTCTGTCACCGATGTGGTCTGCCAAGTAATTACCTGTGAGTAAGGTACTTGAGGTGGTGGCAGGACTCCTTGGCCTGCTGCTTGCCTACAAGAAGAAGCAAGACCAGAAGGAGGCGCAACATGAAGCAGATCATGCTAGCGATGACCCTGCTGATTGGTTCGCTGACCATTTCCGGGTGCGGGACGGCGTTACCAGAAGCTCAGAAGGTTCGTCCAACCAAACCGACGCTGACGGCAGTTTACGAGATAGACGATAAGGTCTGCTTCAGTAAGCCTGACGCTACACAATTAGGACTGTACATATTGTCGCTAGAACGCGGCTACAATTAATACATACCTTTATGTATCATACACCTACGATTTAGGTGACACTATAGAAGAGAAGTATAGTGCCGTTCTTTTGAGCGGCCTATTACTCACCAGTCTTCATGGGGAGGGCTGGATAGTAATAGGAGGTTTAATGTCATTAACTAAACCGCGTTGCTTCAGGAAGGCAAGTTATCTTAGCCAATTAGGTACTTTGCAGAATCTGGCTAACACCGGAGATGATGTGCTTGTTATCGATGTTGACTACGAGTTCACTAATGGTGAGACCATTGACTTCAAAGGTAGGTTGGTTCGTATAGAGTGTGAAGCTAGGTTTATTGGTGATGGTGCTTTGATCTTCACTAATATGGCTAGCGGTTCTGTAGTAGAAAAGCCTTTCATGGAGAGTAAGTCTACCCCTTTGGTTATCTACCCTTGGACAGAAGATGGCAAGTGGATTACAGATGCACAAGCTGTTGCTGCTACATTGAAACGATCTAAGACAGAAGGGTATCAACCAGGAGTCAACGATTGGGTTAAATTCCCCGGACTTGAAGCATTGATGCCTCAAGAGGTGAAAGATCAGTATGTAGTATCCACACTGGACATCCGTGACTGCGTAGGTGTTGAGGTAAGACGCGCTGGCGGCCTTATGGCAGCTTACTTGTTCCGCAACTGTCATCATTGTAAGGTAATTGATTCTGACACCATCATTGGTGGTAAAGACGGAATCATAACCTTTGAAAACTTAGGTGGTGAATGGGGTATCGGCAACTATGCCATAGGTGGTCGTGTACATTATGGCTCAGGTAGTGGTGTGCAGTTCCTTCGAAACAATGGAGGTGCATCACACAATGGTGGCGTTATTGGTGTAACCTCATGGCGTGCAGGTGAATCTGGGTTCAAGACATGGCAAGGTTCTGTCGGTGCAGGTACGTCTCGTAACTATAACCTTCAGTTCCGTGATTCCGTTGCACTGTCTCCAGTGTGGGATGGCTTTGACTTAGGTTCAGACCCAGGAATGGCACCAGAAGAAGATAGACCAGGAGACTTACCTGTGTCTCAATACCCCATGCATCAGTTACCTAATAACCACATGGTTGATAACATCCTTGTTATGAACTCATTAGGTGTAGGTTTAGGTATGGATGGTAGAGGTGGTTATGTGTCGAATGTTACCGTGCAGGATTGTGCAGGAGCAGGTATACTTGCTTATGCATTCAACCGGACCTTCTCTAACATTACGGTGATTGACTGCAACTACATGAACTTCGATTCAGACCAGATAATCATCATTGGTGACTGCATCGTGAATGGCATCCGAGCAGCGGGTATTAAGCCTCAGCCATCCAAAGGCATGATCATCAGTGCACCTAACTCAACCTTGAGCGGTATTGTGGGTAATGTGCCGCCAGACCGTATTCTTGCAGGTAACATCCTTGACCCTGTGTTGGGTCATACAAGGATTAATGGGTTTAATAGTGACTCGGCGGAACTGAGCTTCAGAATCCACAAGCTTACCAAGACCTTGGATAGTGGTGCTATTCGCTCTACGCTGAACGGTGGGCCGGGTACTGGTTCTGCATGGACTGAGATGACTGCAATTTCAGGGTCAGCTCCAAATGCTGTCTCGTTGAAGATTAACCGTGGAGACTTCAAGGCAACTGAGATACCAGTAGCACCTACTGTGCTTCCAGATGAAGCGGTAAGAGACCACAACTCTATCGCACTTTATTTTGATCAGGAAGCTCTTTGGGCTTTAGTTAAGAAGCCAAACGGAAGCCTCACACGAATGAAGCTTGCTTAATGTAGGCAGCGCGTTAGCGCTGCTTTCACGCGAACTTTTCTTAAAGGTTATCATAGTGGTAGCCTTTCAGAAAAGGAGGTGACATGATACAAAGATTAGGTTCTTCCTTAGTGAAGATGCCAAATGGTATTACATTGACACAGTGGTTGCAACCTGCAAACATCATCAAGGTAGATGATGCACCATACAATGGAGACCTTATTGCTGCATATAATGCTATTCCAGTTATAGGTAATTATGCTTTGGTTCTTACCAACCACACTTACAATGCAGTTGGTTTGTTTGATGCAGGTCGTAACATGAAGCCTAACATCACCATCATTGGTGCTGGTATGCCTCAACTTGCAGATGATAGGTCGTCATTTGTTGAAGGTTCTGGCACTATCATTAAAGGCGCAGTCAAGAACTCCGCCAAGGGCTTCCAGATTGGTAACCTAGGTATTGATTGTGGTAACACAGTTAGTCGTACATACTACCAACCTGCACGCTTCGAAGACCCACTACAGATATACGGGTGTGGCGCTAATGCTAACATCTTTATCGATAACGTGAAGTGCCTTAGTGCAGTTTCTGTAGACGAGAGACCGGGAACACACAGCATTCTGCTTGAGCAAACTGAAGGTGTTACTCTCGGATATGTAGAGTGCATTGGTGGCTTCCACGGACTTACCATCAAGTGCCGTAACCTACGTGGCGGGATTGCACATTGCTATGGCCAGTATGGTGGTGGCTTCATCATCAAATCTGACGCTGGTGGTGCAGCGAGTCATATCTACATGGAGCGAATTCAGGTAGGACACCCAGATCAGTCTATGTGGCCTGATGTGCACTTGGGTGGTATCTACGATGCGCACGATGGTGTAACCATTGATAGTGTTAGCATTGGTGAGTTGCATGTTGTACGAGGAACTTGGGGTCTGATACCTGCTGATAACGCCACTGGCAATATCACCAACTTCCATATTGGACATTATGAGTGCCACCTTACTTACGGCAACTACTACTCCCTTGTTATCAACAACAAGGTTGTAGGTTGGACTATGGGTACTCACAACATCACGAACTGCTCAGGTGGTATCAAGGTAGACCCTGCATCAGTGTATGTGAACATAGGTACTGGTCGCTCTACAAACAACACTGAAAGTGGGTACTCTCTTGGTGGCAACACCTTGATTCATGGTGAACTGATTGCAGATGCGAATGGTAAGTATGGTGTAGAGTATTCTGGTGGTCTAGGTCTTGATGTAAGTAAGATTCATGGATTCCAGAATCCACTTGGTACTTACTCAGGGTACTCTTCTGCTATCCAATCCCTACTGTGGCCTGACGCTGGGTTTGAAGCGATGGTTACAGGGCGCACTGTGACATTGCGTGGGTCTCTCACGAAAGGTACGACTGCATGGTGTGGTCAGGTACTCGATGCTGTTAAGCCTACACGAGACATTCGTATATACGCATGGGCTGTTGGTCTTGGTGGTTCTATGGTTCCAGTGGAAGCATGGATTCGTTCTGCTAATGGAGCTATAGACGTAGTAGGAAAGGACTCGGTGGGCGAAGGGCAGATTGTTAGCTTCACTGGCAGCTACATATTCAAGTGAGGTATGTATGCCATTAGTGAAGACTATCAAGGAGAAGGCTGTACGCCAGAACACAGAAGAACTCATCAAGTCAGGTCGTGACCCTAAGCATGCTTATGCAATTGCTAAGGATGTACAACGTCGTGCCATGAAGAAACCTTCTGCATCTTAGTGTAACCAAAGGGTTGGCTTAGGTTGACCCTTAGTGTAATCAAAGGAGATAACATGTATATTCCAATGGAAGCAGTAGTAGGTATCGCTTGTTTGCTAGTAGGGTTTGTCATAGGTTTGATAGCACAATAATGGTGGTCACAAAGTAACCAAAGTCAAAATTTTGATATAGGCGTGTGTCAGCTCTCTCGGCCTCGGCCTCGCCGGGATGTCCCCATAGGGGTGGCTGGGTATTC